CTTTGGGTGCGGGATGTCGTATCTGCAGCCAAGGCCCGACAGGAGCCCCTCCAGGCGACCCCAGTTGCGCCCCATGGTGATAGCGCTGACTGCTCCCATCTTGGGGGCGGGGCGGCTTCCTAGAGCCTCTATGGCGGCTGAGATGGAATCTACAGTGCATCCCTCTTCTTCACATCGCTGCTCAAGCCAGGAGGTAAGGGCCCTCAGGTCGATGTCTTTACCAACGATGGGTAGTTTGGTGGCAGATACAAGACTGCCGTCCCCCCTGAGGAGGACGGCAGCACCTTGTTTTCCTGGGTCTATGCCAAGGTAAATCATGGCTAGAAGGGTATCTCATCGTCTTCGGCAACGTCGTTACTTGCAACGTCGTTGAACCAGAAGGTGTCGTACCCGTTTCGGTTTGTCGTCTTACGCATCTTGATGCGCTTGCCAACAACATCCGCCTGGACTCTCCCGGCCTTGTTTTGCTCCGGGTTGTACAGCTCGTCCATAGGCGGCAGGTTTCCGAGCAAGAGCATCATGTCTTGCGCCAGAATCTTAAGACCTACGTCAGACGCAGACTGAAACTTCTCTACGAAGCCGCCCTTCATGATGCCCTCGTCGACCTCAAGGCCCCACTTGTAGTAGGTCTTGTCGGAGTCGGTCGTCCAATAGTTAAAGAAAAGGACTCGGACTGTGTAGTCGCCATCCTCAAGGGGGACTGGCTTTCTGTTTGAAGAAGACCCTCCCGAGCTGTCTCCTCCACCGCTTGGCTTAAAGTCCTCTGGAGCGAAGTTGCCCCAGATGTCTGCTGCTTCTTTTACTGAACCCATTTTGTAATACCTTCCTAGTTAGTGGGTTGGTTTGGCTTAAAGCTGGCGTCAAATGCCGCCTCAAGCGCCCTGTAATCAAGTTCAAGGAGCTCTGGCATTGGCTTAGCCAGAGACCCTCTGGCGCCGCATTCAATGTGCAGGTCACCGTCCTTAAAGGGAGCCGTCCGGATGTACCTAGACTCGTTCTCCCCTATCTCAACACGCAAGATGAAGTCGACAGCACCGTGCAGTACCTTTCTCGCACTGCCAGGAAGAGCTGACGTGACTGTGACTGAGCCACTCCTCTTGCCGTTGTCGTCGATCTCAATCTCTTTGCGCTCATGGCTGATGAACACGATGGTCATGTCCAGCTTGCGGAGCGTGGCGATTGCGTTCGTCAGCTTGCGTCGAGCCATCTTGTAGCCCTTGCCGTAGCCAACATCAGACAAGTCTGTCCACTTGTTCTCTGAGCAGACATCGTCCACGAGGAACTCATAGAGGTTGTCCACGGTGTCGACGACCAGGGTCTCCCACTTGTGGTCTTCCTTGAGCAGCGCCTTGATTGCATTGCGGAAGTCGGACCAGGAGTTTATCTGTATCTCTGCAGCCTCCATCGCTGCAGTCCCTGGCTCAGTGGCGAGGAAGAGTGCGTTTGTCATCTGGTTGGCGAGCGTTGTCTTGCCCACCTTCGGCTCTCCAAAGAACAGCCAGATGTAGTCTTTGACGTTGGTTAGTGGTTTGTGCTTTTCAGTTGGGATGATTCCCATGTCTTCTCCTTTGTTAACCCAGTTCAGGGTGTGGGTTGTCGATAACCCGGTAAGCGTCTCTCGTTACGTGCTTGCAGCACAGGTCAAGGAAGGCGCACCTTCCGAACCTGCCCACACAGCTCTCAGTGTTGCGAACAGGTAGTCCGCCATTCTCGGTGTAGAGAATCCTCTTGTGGATCTCCCAAGCCTCCCTTCTCCAGAGGTCCATCTCGGCCTCTGTTCTAGTGACGATCTCCTGGAAGTAATAGAACTCAGGCCTCTTGGCGTAGTCCTCCTCCATCCTCTTGATGTAGTCCTCTACGGTGTCTCCCTTCCTGCGCTTCATGGTTGGCTTGCGCAGGATTCGGTAAATCATCTTCCTGATGTACCTCTTGTTCCTTATGGACGCTGCCTCGAGGTACGCAGATATTTGGAAGTCGACATCAAGCCTGTCTATGTAGCTTGCGTCTACCCGGCTTGAGCTCTTGTACTCCCACACTGCGTCGTGACTCAGCCCATCCATCATCCCTGAGTAGGCGTGGGTCCTCGACGACCTCCCCGTTGCTGGGTTCCTGAATGGCAGGTGAAACTTAACCTCTGCCTGATCGGGCCAGTCGTCCCACCTCTCAAGCGCTCCGCGAACCATAATCTCAGCGATTCCTGCCGAGACCTGAGCCCGTTCCACGTCTTCACGAAGAATAAGCGCCTTTGAGTTCTCCTCGATGTGGTTGCTCGCCGCCTCTGGACTCTTCCTTTCTAGGCCCAGGTGGATTGCTGTTCCCATCTCCAGGTTTGCTCCCTGAATCATGGGGCGCAGCAACTCTAGGTACTTGAACCTGTGCAGCTGCTCGCACCGGCTGAACGTAACCATTTCCGATTGCGTGATTGCTCTCTTTGTCATACAAACTCTCCCATCCCTCAGCGAGCAAGTGATCAGCCCCGCAGTATTCGCAGGTAAAGGTTCCATTCAGGCGAATGGACACCGTTGTGTGATCACAAAACTCGCAACAAATCGCCTCTTTCATGGCGGGTCTCCTTCCTAGAGAGCCGTCAAGATAATACATGTGCAGAATAATTAGGTCAACTGGTTGTAATACATTAGTAAGGTATGTATGCTCCCTTCTTTGGAGGTGTGAATGAACGTCATGAATCTCAATGGAACAAGGCTCCTTCGCGAGTGGCAAAGCCGCGAAGGAATAAACAGAAAACAGGCAGCTGAAAGGCTTTCGGTGGGCTTGCCAACGCTCGACTCCTGGTTGCAGGGGAACCGTCGCCCAGGCTTAGCGGCGGCTCGAGTTATTGAAGAGGCCACTGGAGGCCTCGTTAAGACAGATGACTGGTTGACTGGCGAGGAGCTCGCTACCGTCCGGTCGGCAGGGAATTAGTTCACCACACAGGCGGGACAGTACTCGTCCCGGCTAGGGGGAAGTTATGGCAAGAATCAGGTCGGTGAAACCTGAGTTGTTTCACCACGAGGGACTGGCATCGTGTTCTCCACATGCGCGTCTCCTCTTCGTAGCGATGCTGCAGTTGGCGGATAGAAAGGGAAGGTTCCGCTGGCTTCCGATGCAGGTACATGCACACGCCTTCCCATATGAGCCAGAACTATCTGTCCATGAACTGGCAGAGGAGCTTCGGGGCATTGGATGCGTTCAGGTCTACCGTGCTGGAGAGAAGCGCTACGTGGATGTGCTGAACTTCACCAAGCACCAGAGAGTTCCTAATTCTGAAAAACCCTCAACGGCCCCTGAGCCTGCAGAAAAAACTTTGACAACTTTTGTTGAACACGATGTCGAACAATGTCTGACACCATGTTCAACAAAATCACCCTTGGAAGTATGGAGGTATGGAAATGGGAAGGATGGAAATGGGAAAGGGGAAGAGGGAGGTATGGAGGTAGGGAAGAACAATAAGTCTGTACTAGAGGCAGGAGATCCAATCTCCAGAGTCTGGAACATGTACAGGAGGTATCACCCTAGAAGCAGGACAGAGCCAACAGAAAGCTGGCGCGTCCTCATCGAGAAGGCCTTAGAGGAACACTCCACAGACGACCTTTGCCTGACTGTGCGCTGGGCTAAGGAGTCTCAGGCTTACTCGTTCCAAAGAAGCAAAGGGCACGACAAACTGAACAACATCCTGGCGTCGACAAAGCTGCCAGGAAGGATTGAATCCGCCCTTGAATGGGCAGGAATGGCCTCCTCCCTAGAGGGATGGCTCGAACACAACGCGAAAGCAGCGCTTCGGTATAGGGACGAAGCGAAGCAGTACGGAGCCGAGATGTCTCCAGGCTCGCTAATCCACTACATGGGTGAGTATGGACTTGCTCAGCCGTCGCCAGAAGTAGAAGCAAAAGTAATCAATTGGTTGGTATCAAGGGAGTCGATGTGAGTATTGGTAGTTCGGAGCATTCAGAGAGAGCTGTACTGGGGGCAGTGTTCATCGCAGGAAGTGACGCAGTTCACGAAGCGGTTGGGCTGGGGATAACAGCAGAACACTTCTCCATACCAAGCCACCGCAAGGTGTGGGAATTGGTCTCAGCTGAGGTTGACTCTGGCAGGCCCCCAGAGGTGGGCTTTATAGCGGAGCGGTACCCAAGGGACGTTAAGTCTTGCGGAGGGCTGTCGTTCCTAACCAGCCTTAGTAGTTCTTGCGGGTCACTAGCCTTGCTCCCTCAGTACGTGGAGAACATCCTTGAAGCAAACAGGAGGGCTCGCATGGTGCTTGCCGCGAAAGAAGTCCTCCAGGCGGCAGCCGACGATGAGCATCGGGCAGACCACCTTCAGGTAATCATGGAGAATGCACTCAACGAGTCGTCTAAAGACATGGGCATTCAAGAAAAGCCCGAGTCGGTAGAAGACATCATCAGGGAATGGTCTAACAA